TAAGTGCCAAATTGGATAGTAAAGTGTTGCCGCTCCGTTACGTACTCCGCCTTGTGAACAACTACGTGTGGCGGCTTGAAACATTTTGTAAAATGGAACAACACCTGTATGATAAGCATCACCGTTTCTGATAGGTGACCCTAATGCTCTTATACGTCCACCGTTAATACCAATGCCTGCTTTTTGCGAAACATACTTAACAATCGAACTTGCAGTTGCATTGATACTGTCCAAACTGTCATCAGTTTCAATAAGCACACAACTTGAGAACTGTCTCTGCGGTGTACGTACACCAGCCATTACAGGAGTTGGTAGACTTATTTGATGTGTTGATATAGCATCATAGTAATCTTTTACCCAACGTAATCTAGTTTTTCGATCATAGTCTTGAAACAGAGTAGCAGCGATGAGCATGTAACACATCTGTGGTGTTTCATATAATGTTTTTGTTACTCTATTTTGTACAAGGTACTTGCCTCTAAATTGTTCCATGGCCGCATAGGTAAGTTGTTCGTCACGATCGTGCTTTATCCATCCATTGATAGTGTTCCATTCTTCTTCGGTGTATTCTGTGAGTAGTTCTGGATCATAAAATCCTCTTTGTACATTTTCTTTAACCAATTTGTAAACATGCCATGGTTTGAATTCACCATACACCATTTTGTTTATATGATAACTTATAAGTCTACCTGCTACAAATTGGTAGTTAGGATTTTCTTCTGATATGAGATCTGCAGCACTTTTGATAAGTGTTTCTTGTATATCTGTACTGGTTATACCATCATAAAATTGTACGTTACTGCTTATTTCTACTTGACTTGCACTTACGCCTGTTATGTTTTCTGTTGCCCACCAAACCACTTTGTGTAGTTTATCAATATCTAATGCTTCTTTACTTCCGTCTCGTTTGGTAACTTGGATTGTCATTTGGGGGCCTTTCTATCGAATTTTGTGTACAAACATAGCAGAGTCTATGTTTTTAGTTATTTCGTGATTTTCTAACAGTGTGATATTTACTATTTCATCCACGTTCCAATTCAACACATATAATCCATTGTTCACTTGGACTATATAGTCATTATTGTCAATCTCAGATATACAAAGACCGGATATGTCTTGTCTATCTAACATACAGATAGTATAACACATTCCTAAACACTTTGCAAGTGAACAGTAGGTGTTTTCGGCAATCAATTCCCAAGGATCAGGCCAGTCTTTGACTAAATCAGTATGTAAATATCGCAACACCATCGGTGCTTGTTGCCACCAATCGTGTATGGTAATTATCACCTTTTCAAGGTTGTGGTTTTCTTTGCATAAGTTGCGTAGATCAACCCAAGAGACTAATCTCTTGTCAGTATGGCTTTGCCACATGTTTTAAACACTAAAATGTTCGAGAGAGTATTGAAAAGTATTTGCAATTGTGCTGGTATATTGAACACTAATTGTTGAACCGCTTTGCACTGCACTTAATACAAAGTTATTAGGATTGTCTTCGCTATAATCATCAACATAGGCAAGTGTTCCAGCACTGTCATCTGTATCTTGCCCTACAACTCTAAGGGTACCAAAACGCACTACGTTTGTTGAAGATTCTTTCATCTGGTAGTTGACATTAAAAGCAGTTGCATTTGCAGTATTAACAGTAAAGATTGTGGTTGCACTTGCTTGCACCGAGAGGTCGGTACTCACACCAGCAAGTCTGTGATAGGTACCAAATTCAATCTCATTGCCATTTATAAGAGCATAACATGCCTTGTTGTTTAGTTCTACTCTTGGTTGTGTAAGATTATCAGCATCGCTTCGTTCAAACATATCACCAATGCTTACATTATCATCTCCATTGATTTCGATTACTGGAGATGAAGCATTACCTGCTCCTAAATAATCATTGCCGACATCTAAGAATATATTATATGCACTCACGTTGAATGCAACTGCACCTATGCTTATACCTTGCTTGGCTACTTCATCAAAAAGATTTTGCACAACTCTAACGCCTTCTGGGCCACCGTTATCTGGTGTACCAGTTCCAAGTAAGATGCCTTGATACAAACTGTTAAACTGAGAATTTTGTACAGTTACACCTTGTATATTCTCATCTGTGTTTAGCCCATAGGTTAGAAAACTAAATTTGCAATTGTTTACTTCGATTTGCTTACAGGTATTCGCCAATGTGCTGTCAAATCTCAATCCTGCAATGTCATCAGCAGCACCTGTTGGGGCCGAGGCTAGACTTCCTTTAAAATTGCAATTACTAATGCTAACACCTTGAGCACGATCAATTAAAACTAGATCAATTGGTTCTTTACTGGTAAATGACATACCAGATATAACAATATCTCGAGGAGCAGTTGCACTATTACTTCCTATGTTTGCACCAGTTTGTTGCAAACTGTCAGCGGTACGTAATACATAATTTCCGTAGCTACTATCACTTGAAACGTCCATTTCAAAAATAACACTATCAGGCCCATCACCCCAGAGTTTTGCAAAGGTTGGAACATTGATTGAATTTGTAATTCTATATGTTCCTCCAGGAAAATATAAACTACGTCTTATTGTTGTGTTTGTTTGCACACAAAAAAGCTGAAATAATGCTCTATTAATAGCGTCAGTATCATCTGTAACTCCATCACCAGTTGCACCAAAATCTAAAACACTAGCAAAATTATCTAGTTTTGCTTGAAGTGTTTGTACTACTGGATCGCTTGATGATGGCCCAGTTTGTACTGTGTATCCAGCATGTTCGCCTTTGTATGTATAGGTTGTTGCAACATTGAGAATATCACTGTATTGGGTTAGAATTTCTGTGTTTCCAATTGCTGGTGCACCTTCTGCTAAGGTTCCATTTCCAATATATAATTTTCTTTGATCAATTACCCAACCAAATTCTGCACCTGCCAATTGCGGTAAGTTGTCAGCTAATCCTTTTCTATTGGTAATTCGTGATACTTGTACTATTGCCATTTATTAACTCCGATTACGTGTATTTAGCTTGAGATATAGTATTGCTCAACCCTTTTCCACCATTGCTGGCGCCAGTGTTCAAAATCGTCACCTTCGACAATAAACTCTTGGTATAGAGGTTGTTCTTTGAGATGTCCCATTTCGTCTACAGCTGGCTTTACTGCCATTAGTACAACACCTTTGCGTATCTTTGTACCATATACTTCATTGTGTGCTTCTGCATATGCACAAAGTTGTAGTTTGTAATCTTCAATCCACTCAACTTTTTTTGGTTTGTTTGACTGTTTGAAATCCATTATAGCATGTTCGCCTTTATGAACACCAACACAATCTGTAGTACCAGCATAGATACCTGGAAAGTACATAGGTACTTCAACTCCCCATACCTCATCAACGTTACATAATCCTTGTTCTATAACTGCTTGTGCCATTGCGTGTGATTGCCAACTAAAAGGATTATTGCCGCGAGGTTTTATAGTACCATCAATGCAGTAGTTTTCTAAATAGGTATGCATACGTGTACCTCTATTGGCAGCTTCTGTTGTTATTGCTTGTGCTTGTTCTGTTCCTACACGTTTTCGCCAACGTGCCAATCCTTCTTGTTTTTCTTTAGATTGTGTAGCACCAAGTATTGTGGTAACACTAGGCACCGCTCCGCCATCAGGAGTTGAATACAATCGCTTGCCATCAACTTGTTTTCTTGAGAGGTTTTTGTATTGGAATTTTTCTATAAGCATCTATCTATTATACTATAGTTTGATCCATTCTGCAAGTTTTTTTGCAATAAGAGCATGTCCATTATGATTAGGATGGGCAAAATTTGGGCGTATGTATTCATTGTCTTTTACACCTAGTAAATGCTCACCATTGTGATCAGTTGCTCCAAGCCAGTCGGCAGCTGTTTCACAACCACCTTTGTATATTTTGTTAATATCTACACCTGGTAACCATTCAATTTGTCTTATCCATCCAGCAAAGTAATAATCATCAATATCAAGAGATTTACACATTTGTTGCAGTGTAATTACTGCCATGTTGGCCCTAATTGTATCTCGATCGTCATTATGAAAGTGTAACTTTAGTTCTTTAACAAAATCTTTAGCATCACTAGGCCAGTGTTTTCTTTCATCGCTAAAAGTATTCCAACTCATACTTAATGGCCAGTGCATACTTCTTGCGGGATTTGTTAGGAAAAAAATTGCAGTTACATTTTCTAATTTTGACTTTATCAGTTGCAGTACCATATCTTCGATACTTGCACCTGCTGACCCGTAGTTTATAAAATTGTATCCAAACTGTTCTGCAAGTTGATGTCCATAAGGATATTGGCCTAAATCTTCTTTGAGTTCGCCACCTTGTGGCCAACTATCACCAAAAGTGACTAGTGTTTTATGTGAGTGGATTTGCGGCATCTGCCATACTAGCTACAGTGTCTTGTGCTTGATCTACTGTCATTGTATCTGCACCTTCTTCGCCGGTAACTCCAGCACCGACCAGTACAATATTGTCGGCATCTACGTTTGAAATAATATTTTTAAGTGGATCTTGTGTTGCAAGAGTACGCAATTGTTGATCTGTAATGTTGACACCCATGTTGTGTGCCATGCTTAAAAAGACTCCGATTGGAACTGTATGTTGAGTATCCTCGTCATCTGCTCGACCAAGTAGATATTCAGCAAGTGCAGTTAGTTGTTGAGCAGATGGTTTATCTGATCTACTTGTAAACTCAACAATACGCATTTATCTTCTTGCTCTACCAAGAGCCCCATCTTGTACGTCAACATCTACATCAACTGCTTCACCGCCTGCTTCTGCATCAACACTTACATCTGCAGTTGCATCAATTGGGTCTGGTGCCATTGGATCTAAAGCTGGTTCGCCTGCAACTTCTTCTTGTCCTGGTACTACTGGAGCAACACCGGTAAGTGTTCCTTGTGCAGTTTCCATTTCAACTTTTGCAGCCTGTATAGCATCAACTAATACTGCTAGACTTTGACCAGCAGCGTCATTGAATGCTTGTGCTTCTGTAGTGCCTATGGTTGTTTGTATTGAACTACTCAATGCAGGTAGATCTTTAAACTGCATTGATGTTACATCTTCTAACATCTTCTGCATTCTGTCAACCATGTCCTGTGCAGCCAACACAACCTGTGCTTGTTGTACTTCACTTTCAGTTAGATAACGTCCTGATTTGGTTCTAAGTTTTGCACCTTCACGCATTTTTGCAAGAATAGCACCAGCAACTCGATCACCGGCAGCTTTGCTTCCGTATCTTTTAGAGGCATCCTTAGCAATCTTTTTAAAGTTCTTTCCTGGTTTTCCTATGTCTTTACCAGCACGAGCTTTTTTTGCACTGTAATCTTCTTTGGCTTCGTCCATGTCTCCGATGTTTATTTTACCATCTTTTACATCTTTTTGAAACTGAGTTGCCGTAGCCATGTCAGCAGTTCCTAAATGTTGTCCGTCTACACTGATTTTTGTTGCACCAGGTTGTGGTTCAAGTTTTACATCTGCTTCACGAACTCTTGCGGCCAAGCCTCTTTCCATCACCAATAATTTTAGATAAGATGGATCTTTTTCACTGCCTGCAAGTGGCTTAGTAGAACGATGTTCGTAGATTAATCCACGTACTTTAGTGAGCATGTCACTGGCCTTTTTACTAGGCATTTTTGTAAAGTCAACACGGTTACCAAAAAAACTCTCAAGCACTTGCTGAGACTTTTTGGTCTGAGGTGAATCTAAGTCAAATAATTTCATTATCAAATCCTTTTTGCTGACAGTATTTAGCAACATTTATACTTTTAGTTAATTGTTTTTGTATGATATTATACTCATATTTTGCACTGGACAGTCTGTGAAGAACTACTTCTTTACGGAAGTTGTCCGTGCGTGGACTAGTTATAACATGCCTATAGTGCATCATTTCATTCTGTCTTTGCAACAATTTTTCTTCCAAAGCAACAAGATGTTTTGCATCCGTTGACATTTTATTTTTATCTAAAATACAATAACTCAGTGCAATTCTAACAGAATTACAAGTTAATACAAAAATATCTTTTTTGTAAATTTTGTACTCGTTTGATGACACTTTTTCTATTTCATATTCGCCAAAGGCCATTATACTATCACCATTGCGAAAAATTGCATTGGGATTTGAATTCAGAAGTTCATCTGCAATTTTATTTAAAAGTTTTTGAGCTTTTTCTGTTACCCGACTACGTAAGTGATCACCAACCATCCAACTGTTCCTAAAAGAGCTGCAATAATTCCTGTTCCCCGGCCTATTAGCTGGTCAGTCCTGCGTTGAGTCATTTTCTCAACCATAGTATGGACTTCATTAATCATCATTTCTAAACGATCAACCTTCTTGTCAAGGTTTTCTATGCATGTTGCCATAGATTTATATCGTTCGGCACATAAATCAACGTGTGCTTCTAAACTCTTTTTTTCGATTGGTGTTGTGTCAGCCATCGGTATCTCTAAATTCTTGTTGCAAGTATTTATAAAATCTCATTGATTTTTACTGTTCAAAATTATCAATAATATCAAAGTTTATATTCTTTTTTTCGCCCTTTGCGATAAGATAAGGCATGAGAAAACCTTCGGCATAGGTTTCTGATAGGCCAACTATCATTGGTACACCATGAACTTCTTGTTTTAGTAAACCAAGTGGATCGTTTCCATCACTGAAAATATCTGTATGTTCTATACCAAAGCTAAAAGTCCACATGGTGTGTGAATGTTTTTTTATAATTTGTGCATCAGATACATTTAGTGGTTGGGTTTGTAGACTGACGCACTGAAGAATTGTTTCCCAATTGCGTTGTTGATTACGACTATAGTTCCATTCGTCGATGGTTTTTATTTGTTTGCCTGTGTTGTCGGCATAGCCATGTTGTAGTTTTCTGTAACTTTTAGTTCCAGTTGGAGTGCAGTCAAAGTATGTCATTACACTAATTGTTTGCATTACGCAGTCTCCAATATACCTGTAGTTTATCAAGCATTTCTTTGAGAGCAGGATCAAAAGGAGATTCAGCTACAATATTATCTATTTGGTCTGCAATAGGATGGTCTTTTTCTTTTTTTAACACAAGTTCACGTTTGGTGCTATTTGCACGCCTACGGTAAACAGTGTCGCCTCGATCCGGACTTTCATATATCCATTCAGTCTTTTGCATGCGAATATTTAGCCACAAAAAAACCCTAGTTAATAAAAACTAGGGTTTGATATTTGTTTATAGCAAATTAAAATTATGCTAATTTCATTCCAGCATCAGCTACAGTTGAACTTGAACAGTCGATTGGTGTAGAGCCAGCTGCCGTTAACAAACGAATTTGTGTTTGCAATGTTGCTGCTGTGTAAGCCTCTGTTGGGTAAAGTGCAACAGAAATCTGTCCACTGTTATCGTCTTCTACTTGATATATTGCAACAGTTGACTTTGTTTGAATGTTTTGTAAAATTGCTTCTACTCCTAATCCTGTTCCAACTTGTGCTTGTAAGTCTACTGCAGAACCGTCGTTTATCAATAATTTGAAAAAAGCTAGTTTTGGACCTGCTAGGTTAACCGGAGCTGATTCTGCTAAAGCACCTGAAAGTGCACCGTTGTTTGTGTCAATATGGAATACCTGTTGTGCATTACCATGGGTTCTTGTAAATTCTGCCATTTTAATCTCCTATATCTAATGGTGGAATCCGTAATCGGTTCCTACTTTTATTTACCTTTTTACCCTCATTAATGATCGACGCATAAACTCATAAAATTCGTTCTGCAAACCAGTTTTACGCATCTGTAGCATTAGTCTTTGACGAATTGTGTTTTTGTCTCTTGGTGTTTGTCTTTCCCAGTTTGAGATTTGTCTACGCATTTGTATCAGTGGAGCAGGCAGAAAATCTTCCATCTGGCGTTGTAACATCAACATCATGTAGCTATAATCACTATTGTTGAATTCTCTTTTCATTATCTGTCGTAGATTACGTTTCAGTCTAAGTTCAGGAATAGTAATCTGAGCATTCTGTATCACTCGATCCTTAACTTTTTCTGGCTTCATTAATATAGCAATTACATTGTAGAGATCTGGTTGAGAAGTTCTAAATCCAGGCCAGTTCTGTAACTTCATTATTTCTTCTGCTATTCGAGCAGCATATGCTGGATTACTGTTTACAAATACTTGCAATGCTAACAGTTGTTCAAACAGTTGCTCGCCTAGTTGTTTCAATGTCAGTCCATTTAGATGTCTTGGTGTTCTGTATGCACGACTTTCACTGAGCCAATCAAAGGCAATTTTTGGTTGTTCTTTACTTTCTGATAATCCTTTTACTCTAGCAATGGCATTCCATCTTGCAGTAACAGTGTCAACCCATTCCCAATTGTCACCTGAAAATGCACTAACTCCTTTAGAATATATATCCCATTCACCTCTGTGTATGTCATTGTCATCCAAGTGTCTTGATATCTTGTATTCAATACCGTTATGTGTCATCAAGTATGCACCTGGCTCTTTCGGATGCTTTTTGGTAGCACCTTCTTTTACAACTGGTACAGGACGGACACTCTTGCGTGGCATTTCATAACGTTCACCAATTCTAAAAGGTGAGTCTTCTACGGCAAATACTCGATTAGGTGTTGAGAAATCTTTCTTACGCATTACAGTTTTAGCAATCAAATCCAGTTCTTTGTTGTCTTTATCGTAAACCAGTGCAAAAGGCACATTAATATTGGTTTGCAAATCTCGCATAACTGCTTCACTATCAGGTCCCATTTGGGCAATTGGTTTGCCATAACGTTTGCGTTCCTGTTTAAACAAACGTGTGAGCTCAGCTGGCACAATCGGCTTATCATTACGCTCACTGTTTACTCTGTCCATAAAATGTTTTGTAAATTCCACATCGATACCCACACTTGCAAATATTCTATCTGCAAATTGTTCTAATTGTGTCATATCTACTGCGGTAATGGCCATTATCTTTTGCCTTGTCCTCTATACATCTTGTGTGATCTTCTTTTGTGTTTGTTCATTTTACACAATGAAGGCTTTTTGCCTATGCTGGTTTTTGTAAATGTTGGTTCATGTATTGAACTTGTAGCATAAATTTTTGCCATTATGAAACTCCTGGATTGTTGGCTGCAAAATTAACTCTTGAAAATTTATCTCTATCCACAAACTTCATACCAGCACCAACATAACCTTCGTGTCCTGGAGCATCTTGTATGTTAGCTTGTACGTCTTGATCTTGACTATCAAGTTCTTTTATCAACTGATCTTTCAACATTGCAATGTTTACAAAAGAGCTGAATAACGCACTTACTGCACGACGGTTATCCTGCATCCATTCAATTATTCTTTCTGCTTGTGTTGGCATCTTCTGTGAGATCCATGGACCAAAGTCTTTTACCAAGTTAGAGAAGCCTCCGCTACGAACTTTTGAATTAATGTACTGTTTCATAAGTTTTGGAAGGCTGCTGATTTTTCTTGTTCGTAGCTCTTGCGGATTGAAAAAAGCATCAATTTCTTGAGCATATTGATCATAGGTTTTTTGTATGTTTGAAACTAGAGTTTGGTTCAGTTTGATTTCACTTCCAGTATCTTTCATTGTACTGTCTAATACTAGTACTCCTGGAGCCTTGTCAAGCACACGTGATGTTACTGGACGTACAGTGCCTCCTGGACGATCAATTTCAGTGTGTACTGCTAGTCCAACTTCACTGGCACCAATTTGTTTGCCAAGATCTGTATCATCGCTTACTCTGTAGGTTACTTGATTTGGAGTAAAAACATATGCACCATTTTGTATTTTTGGTTTGCTAGAATACAGTAAATCTGCTTGTACAAATCCTCTAAAATGTTCAGGTACAGTTGTTGGTAACAGTTGAAACAGTTTATCATAGATTCCTAAAAGATCTGTGTAGTCGCCTTTTCTGTTGCTGAACACTCTAGCCATGTCTTCGGCACTGGTAGCCATTCCGTTATAGCCTTTGGCATTGAATCCACCTTTGTCAGTGAGTATGAATCTGCCATTATCATCTCTACCAAATATTATTGCTGGTTTGCCATCCCATTTGATCGTGTTTACTTTTGCTGGTTCAGCCGCACTACGTTTGATACCATCAAGTGCTTGTTGTATGCCTCTAGAACCAAGTTCAAATACTAGATCCTCAGGATGTTCAATCCTAGCACCTTCAGCCAAATATGGTTTGTAAGGAGCACGGTTGTCTGAGACTACTTCCATGCCTTGATTGATGATTCTATCACGTAGTCTTGCCAACCAATCACTGCCGCCTTCTACAACTGATTCAAAGGTAAATCCTTCTCTTTCAGCATAACCACGGAAGTCTTCAAGTTTTTGATCACGTTGTGGATCATTTTGTAACGCACCTAATATTGCTTCTACACTGAACAAATCTTTTTCAGTAGCACCTTTGTTAAGTATTAATCTTGCAATGTCTGCTGGTTGATCTGTAACAAATTCGTTTGTGGTTCTACTAATCAACCCTTGATTTGGTGAAAGTTTATATCCGGCAGCTTTTGCAATTGAATTCATCAGTACATTACGTGTAACACCTTTGTAATCACTAGCTGGATCAGCACGCATTAGAAACTTTGAAAAGTCTGGCTTCTGAACAAACATAAAGTCAGTCTGTATATAGCCTTGATCTTCTCTGCCTGTGATTGGTGCTTTGAAATGAACACTTATTCCACTCTTACGCACCCATTCTCTAGGATCAAAGCCGTGAGATTCAGCCCACTGAGTTAGTTTGTTTTCAAGTTCTTGTTTGCTTATCGTTTTAGGGTCAACTGCTAGATCTAAATCACCTGATGTTGGTTTTTGTCCTGTGCTACCAAGCATGTTATCCATGAGAGACAATCCAGTGAGTTGCTCTAACCAAAGTACAGTAGGCTTTACATCTGTTTGATTAATACGCTTAGTTTGTATAGCACCATCAGCATCTTTGAAGACGTTGCCACCCTCTTTTAGTTTCATGTTGTAACCGCATCTAAATACTGTAGTATTTGTTTTTTAATTCCAGGATTGCTATTGATTTGTTGAGCCAGTGTTATTACAGGATCATCACTGGCAATTTTCTTTAGATCAGGCATCTTTATACCAGCAGTTTGAAATGCTTGTTGCATCACTGCTCCGTCTATGCCTTGAGTTGTAAGCCATTGTGCAATTTTAACACTATCAGTTGGTTTGCCGGCTTTTGTCCATGCTTTCATAAGTTTATCAGCAGTTACTTTAGTTGTGATATTTGTACCAACTTGACGAGCTTTTTGTCCAAGTTTGGTAACACCTTTACCAATTTGTTGCTTTAAGTTTGAAAGCATACCGCCTGGTGCTTCCATAAGGTCCTGCTTATATGCAACCGCAACAAATAATTTTGTAACTTGATCTTCTGATAAAATGTTTGATTTGATACTATGTCCACTCTGCAACAATGCTCTTCGTTTTGCTAGTTGATCTGGAGATAGATTCTTGAGTCGTTCTGCTTGAGCTGCTGCTTTTGCGTCGAGGTTTTCTGCGGCACCAGGTACATTATCTTTAAGCCATTGTGTAGCCTCAGGTGACATAGCCTGTGAGCCCGGAAACTGTGAGTTAAATTGATCTATTAGTTCTGGATCTGTAATTGGTATGTCACCACGTACTAAAATACCTTCACCTGTACCACCCGGTGCAACCAGATCAGCTTTTGCTTGTAGGTCTGCTCTGCCTTGTGCAACTTTATCTGAAACACTACCACTTTGAGCATTTGCTGTTCTATCAGCACCTGTTCCGCCACTTACTTCATCAGGATCAGCAACACCACCGGTTGTACCGTCTAAATGACTTTGTAATTGTTTGTTGTATTGATCTAATACATCGTCAGGAATATTGTCTTGATTTGGAAGGTCAATCAATCCATCCATTTGTTCTGGTGTCAAAGGTTGTCCTGGCTGAAATGATGCAAGATTAAGTCCACTTTCATCATACATAGGTCCTAGTTGTGCATTGTATTGGTCAATTACATTTTGTGGTATACCGTCTTGATTTGGTAAATCCTGTATCATGTTCATTTCAGCAGTTGATAGTTTACCATCAAAATCAGCAACAATATCATCGATACTAGAAGGAATTGCACTTGATACATCGGTACCGCCACCTTGAAATGCACCTTGTTGTGATCCACCAGCGTCTACTGCGGCATCTGCTCCTGCTACGTCTGCGGCTGCTTCTCCACCACGAACTAGATCACCTAATGTACTAGCACCAGCAGCCAATGCACCAGTTTTACCTGCACTGTATAATGCACTTCTAATGTCTTTGCCTTGTAACAATTGATCTGTAAGTTTAAACAAACCTAGTGCGGCTGCACCACCTAAACCTGCACCACTTACACCAGCGGCTGCAATCAATGCGGCGTAGATAAAGCCTTGCATGATAGGATGTTTTTCTGCAAACTGACGATACTTTTTAACGGCCTGCATGACCTTGCCTTCGTCACCACCTGCACTTTGTTTTAGTTTTTCAGCGGCTGCATCATATTTTTGTGCAAAGCCTTGCATAGGACCAGAATTGTAAACTTTTGCCTTTAGATCATTCCAAGGTTTAACAAGTACTTGATTAACTTTGTCTACGCCTTTACCAACTGCCGTACGGTTTGATCCAGCAGTAGTTGCAGTTTTTTCTATTTCTGCAAACAAACCTTGTATCTGTTGTGGTGAAAGTGCAGCTTCACGAAGTTGGTATCCTACGTTTTCCCAAACAAGATAGGTATCTCGATTGGTTCGGTTAAGACTTTCTAGTAATGTATGTCTTGATTCATGTTTTTTTAATTCGGTGATCCTCATGCTATTGCTTTCTTCAATTTTTGTTTGCTCGGAGCATCTAATTTATCTATTGCACCTATCGTACCAGGGGATGCTTTTTCGATAGCCGCACGTAGTCCTGCCATCTTTGGATCATTGAGATCAATTTTTTGTCCACCAATCTTAGCAGTAGGAACTTTTGTTTTTTGAGAAACGTCTTTTGCAGTGGTTGATACTATCTTACCTGTACTGTCTCTTTGCGGTGCGGTTGACTGTTTAGCTTGTTGACTTTTAGGCGTTCCAGTCATGTAACTTGGTTTGCGTTTTTTCCAATCATCATTGGCTTGATCCATGCCTTGCTTTACTGCACTTGTTTTGCCCTTGTTCATTGCTTGTGAAATTGGATCAGTTCCTTGACCTTGCTTCCTTTGATTACGTG